ACACAAAGACCGGCTTGAACAACTACCATCATTAATCATAACATTAATACAATTGAGATTGATGATTTGAGAGCGTTATGTGTTTGTGTCAGTGATTGCTATACTGACTTTGTGAGAGCCAGAGCTGCTGCCCAAGGATGAGGTGATTGGGTAAGTGAAAGTGGATGGAAGGATGAGAGTGATAGTAAGGGCCTAGATAAGGTTATTGCATTTTTGCTCTCGCTATGGCAGCTCGTATCATCAGAGCTCTAATCAAAAGCACAATTATGATAATGATGATGACCGCAATGGTTATATACAGCACTATCATGCCAAAAGCTCTTAGTGGGCCTCCTAGCCAGGAAATGAATCCTGAAAACCAGCCACTAGCACTCCAGGAACTTGCTCTAGGGTTAACAACTACTGATGTGCCCCCTGCCACCCTGTCATCATGAGGCCCAACAGCAATGAGGGTGCCCCTCACAATCATTGGCTTTCTGTCTCCTCCACATGAGTATGTGAAGCTCTCTTCAACTTCAGGCTTGTTAAAGTGCAGGATCTTGCATCTGGAAGTTTCTCCTGTCTGCACCTTAAACTGAATGGCTTGATTTGACTCATCACTTATGGCAAAGAAGGATCCAGCCCCTGTAGTGACTACTTTTACACAAACTTCAGCCCCTTCATTACAGGAGTAACACCCTGTTATATTGACAAAGGCTGCATCACAAGAGGTCTGATCTGATTTGAATTCTACCTCATAAGAATCCAACAGGATTGAGAATTCAGCGTTCACCGACCCAGAGGTCATTGCCTGAACGCTATGACCATCTTTTGTTGTGGTGAATACATGATTGCCTCTCTTTTGAGGTAGTGAACTGCGCAATAATATTGCATAAGGATCAATCAAAGAAGATGTGCATCCTAGCATGTCCAGTTGAGGCTTGTATTTTATCAGGTCTGGAGCTCTCAGACATGAGCTATCACCTCTTGCAGCATGGGCTTCTGATGAGCACCTAACCTCCCCTATAAATCCTTTTCTTGGTGACCTAGAGAAAGGTTCATCCACAATAGCCATGGCTCCACTAGAAGTTCTCATGAAGGTTATGGGGTTTCCTAAGTTCATCACTTCAGCATCTAAATTCAGTGTGATACTACCCCACTCTGCTATCTGAGTGCTGAGTGCTGATAGTACAATTTCCCTTGTGTTTATGTTAGGGCCAGACACCTCTAGAACAATTCTATGAGTCCACGAAACACACTCAAATATTTTAACAGCCTCTGACCGTGTGGGCATCAGGTACGTGTGTCCAAACAAGCATGACGGGTTCACGTTAAAACATCCGCATCCTGCCGCACCACACTGCTCAAAACATACATTTTCTGTCATTAGGGAGTTGTCAGTCATGTGCTCAAACTCTTTTGAAACCGTTCTATTGTCCCACTTCTGGCAGTTGTCCCCTGTACATTCAGAGACTAAGTGACATCTCCTTGAGCTTAAGCACTTTGGTGTGAAATGATTTGTCCAGAAGCTATCACCCTCATGACACACTAAGTCACTAGACACAGTCCTAATAGTTAGAAATTCAACCTGATCATCAGATGGCCCCTTAATTGTCAGACATGCTTCTGATCCTATGCTCCCAGCTCTCAAGGTCACAACACCTGAAAGCCTACAAGTGGTTTTGACGCCTTGGTTTACACATTTGGAGATCTTTGAAGAAGCCACCACATTTTCAGTACAGCACAGGGCAGGTGTCGTGAGCAGGCATAAGATTGCATTGGCATATAGGTAGTATTGGACAGGTCTGGCTCTGCCTCTCTCCCTGACAGCAACCTCAGGTGGTCTTTCAACATCTTGGTTCCATCCTATTGCGTTGTTGATTCCCTCAATTCTAGCTGTGAAAACTCTTCTGCACACTCTAACAAGCCATTTAGCAAGCAGGCTCACCCAGACAACTGGCTTTCTGGTGAAAGAAGGTAAGAGCTTCATGATCTTCAACATCTTAGTGATGATGGCCATGATCATGATTATGAGGCCAACAACTATAGTTGTCACAATCAAGGAGCTCACTGCTGTATGACACTGGTAGTTAATTAATCCATGGAAGCAGAAAGTGCACTCATCAACTTCACAAGCAGGTTTAGGTTTGCATCTCACTATTAGATGAGCACTAACTGACTGGTCGTCATGAGAAATATGAATCCCTATTTTCCCTCCACTCATCTTTGTTAAGCCTGGGTATGGTATCAATATCTCAGTTGACCCCTCCTGGTGAGTTGAGATGCATGAACCTTTTGCGCATGCCACAGCAGAGAACATCTTGAATCCATGGGAGGTCACTTTGATGCCCTCCTTCTCGCAGGACCAGACACAGGCAGTACATGGGGTTTCTCTAGGAGTTAAGGTCTTAACTGCTTCTCGAGTGACCATGGTGTTCTCATAACCTATGCAAGAAGGGCGTGTCCACACTCCACCATAGAAGACTTCCACTGGGCCAGAACCAGGAGCCACCTCGCAGGTTGTATCCGGATATTCCCTGTAGCAAGTGTATGCAGAACAGAATGCTATGTCTCCTGTGCAGGATCTCTGCTTATTCTCTGTCACACTCTTGCACTCCTTTGGGTCAATCCTCCTCATGGTGGCATGCTCCGTATGGTGTTGGTCCTGAGCACCAAACTGCCCTTTACGCTCAAAGCACAGGAAGTTATCTGGTGATTTGGTCTCAACATTCCTCATAACCAATGAGTCAAGATAAAGTTTCTGGTGTTTGTCAAATGTTATGAAAGGCACCTTCTCTATAGAAGATGAAACCTGAGAGCACTCTCTAAACCTCTTTGTTCCAATTGAACAAACTCCTCTTAGCGTCATCACGGGGCCAGAATAATTTATAGCTCCTGTTTGGCAAAAAACATCTTGCAGGGGTAGAACTCCTTTCACTTCACTAGTAGTCTTGATGCACATCTTGCAATCTCTCGACAATTGATATCTAGTATCACACTCAATACCTGATATTGTGCCCTTATTGTTTAAATAGTACCCATAGCGGTAACCTTCTGGACACTCTAGTTCCATTGGCATTAGGTCCTTTACACACTCTGTGTATCGCTGGGCACTGTCATTGAGAATTTTGCACACACCCTTGTTACTCAAAGCTAGAATGGTGTTGTGCATTGCCTCGACCAGAGAATACTTATGGTAGTGGGAATTGAAGAACGGGTATTTGGTTTGGTTTTTCTGAAGATTCCACCCTCCACACTTGCTGTTGTATAGAATTAAGTTGCAGTTATCATCATAGGTGTTTTGCTTTGAATGATACTTTCCGTTTCCTGGTCGATTGTCTATGTGCTCCCTGTCTGCAGCTACAAGCAAAGCAGATGAGAGGAGGGTAACGGCTATAGCTGTGGTTATCAATGGCTTGACTGTGGTTGGTGCTCTGATAATGTTGTGAGCTCGAGCCTTTAGAGAGGCTATCAACCTATCATTTTCTTCAAGTCGTCTGTCCGTGTCTTCCTCCAGCTGAATCAAGGCTTCCTTGTCTCTCCTGGCCTCTGATAAGAGATTCAACACAGCATTCTCACCATCTCTGACCTTCTTAGTCAGGTCATGAATTATTGCATTCAGCTGTGTCAAGTTGCCTTCTTGCTCAGACTTCTGTAGTTTGAGAGATTCTCTAGAACTATGTAGCTGGTCAAGTCTAACTTTAAGATCCTGATTTTCAGCCTCAAGGCGCCTCACATTGTCATTGAATTTGAGCTGTAAATCATCAAATCTCTCCTTTAGCAGTTCATGTTCCTCTTCTAGTGCTGGATTGGACTTGGGCACATCAGGGTCCGAGGAAGAGAGGAGATGTATCATGCTGCCTTTCTCACAATCGATGTACGCTGGCTCGCCATCACTGGGAACCCCATCATTATGAACAATAGCCAGCTTAGACCTGTCTTCGCTCACACAAGAAAATGTGTAGGGGACATCAGAGAGGACGACAAATGTCATTATGCCCTGAGAGTTTTCTCCTGTAGAGCGCTTTGGGATGTCATTGTTGTAATAGCAGAATTGGTCAAAGTCTCCCATTTTGGAAACTTCTGTTGCCCACTTTCTTTGCACAAACTTAGCACTCACTGCAGAGTTAAAACAACTAAGAGATGAGTAATCTGGGGATGTTATAGTGAGACTAACTTTAGACTCAGCTAAAACGATTCTCTGTAAAATCAAAACTATCAGTTGATACATATACAAGCCGACTTTGTGT